GTTAAAGTATGGGACGACAATGTAACTCGTAAAATGCTTCGTAGGTTTTATGACTACAACATGCAATTTTCAGACAAGCAAGAAATTAAAGGTGACTTTCAAATTGATGCTCGTGGTTCATCTGCAATGATGGCTCGTGAAATGCAAATGCAAGCTATGGGTGGATTGATGAACTTAGCTCAAAGCCCAGCGTTTGGGCCATTGACTAAATTCCCCGAACTATACCGAATGGCACTGAGACAAATGCAAATTCCTGTCGGTGAGATAGTTAAATCGGATGATGAGATTGCAGCAGAACAACAACAGATGTCTCAGCAACCACCTGTAGTTGAAGATCCAATCGGCACTGAAAGATTAAAATTAGATGCTCAGAAATTACAAGCTGATATTCAGTTCAAGCAATCCGATGCACAAACTAAAGCACAGCAAGTAGAAGTAGAGCGTATGAGAGCGCAGCTTAACTATGAAGCTGATATGGCGAAAATTGCTAATAGTAAAGACATGACATTGGCTCAACTGAAGTTACAACTTGGCATTAAAGAAATGGATGTGGCAAGTAAAGAGAAGCTGATGGCATTCGAGACTCAAGTTAAGCAAGCGTATGGGACGGGACTATAGATGATTAATTTCACTGGTGCTGATTGGGCGGAGTTAGAAATTCATCTTAAGAACAAGATAGATGAAGATCTCGATGCAATCAAAAACCCGAAGATCCAACACGATGAGACTCAATATTATCGAGGTCGCATAGCGGCTATGGAGGATCTAATAGATCTACACAACCGACCGGAAGAATTAAAAGATATATAACCCTGCTGTTGGGGAACAACAGAATCAATAGCCCATCAATGAAGATGCGCTCAAGGACTAAATATCATGGAAGATAACAACGTAACCCCTGAATTGTCAGAAGAAGATGAATTTGAACAGGCGTTTAATGAGTTCGCAGAACCAGAACACGAAACTGCGATTGCAACTGACGAACCCATAGAAGCTGAAGTTGAAGATGAAACCGAAGCTGAAACCGAAGCTGAAGCTGAAGTTGAAACCGAAGCTGAAGTTATAGCTGAACCTACAACAGACATATGGGCTAATGCTACAGAAGAACAACGTGCCGCAATGGAAGCTGTTCGTCGTGAACGTGCTGAAATAGAACATCGTTATAAATCAGATGAAGGCCGTGTCTCGGCACTACAAAGAAAAATCAATGACCTGGAAGCTAGGCAACAGCCAGCACCCGTTGCAATATCTCAAGCTCCTGTCAGTGACGAGGGTATTGATAGTTTCCGTGAAGATTATCCTGACATTGCCAATGCCGTTGATAAAATGGTTCAAAGTAAAATGACGACTGAGCGTGAAGGTTTTTCACAAGCCATGCGCCAAATGCAACAACAAATGGATCAAGCGATACAACCTTTTCAAGAAAGCGAACAGAAAAGGTTTATTGATACTCAGATGCAAGAGCTTGAGTCTTCTCACCCGGATTGGCGTGAGGTAGCACAGTCAACGGACTTTATCGAGTGGCTTAATGTGCAACCCGATCCTGTCCGCGCAATGTTTACCAGTGATAGTGCTAGAGATGCTTCATATCTAGTCGGTTCGTTTAAACAAACGCAACCAGTATTACAAGAAGCAGAAACGGTAGAACCATCATCTAATAACCAGCAAGCCTTAAAGCAAGCTGTAGCGCCACGTTCAAGAAGAACAGCGCCTGTGACTAACAGTGTACCTGATGATTATGAATCGGCTTTTGACTACTGGGTTGATCAAGCTAAGAAAGGTTAGCTGACATGACTTGACAACACTTGCCTTTATGTGATACGATCCCCGTATATGTATTACTCTACTGGGTAAATTTACATGGAGGTTAAGTGTTGTTCGGGTTGTAATGTTTCAAAAGAACTTGATAATTTTCATAAACGTAGAGAATCAGTAGACGGACATGCTTACCAATGTAAGCAATGTGTGAAAGTTTATCACCGGAAATATCACAGTAAAAACAAAGAAAAAAGCAAGCTCCGGTTCAATGAATACTACCGTGATAATGCTCCGCGAGTAAGAGAGTTAGTTAAGAAGTGGAAAGAAGCTAACCGTGATAAACGTAATGAATATCAAGCAGAGCGCAGAGCAACAAAGATTTTAGCAACCCCTTTATGGTACGAAAAAGAACGAGAAGAAATTCAAGCTATATATAAGGAGGCACAGCTCATAGGACACCATGTAGACCATATCGCGCCGTTAAATAGCCCGAATGTATGTGGTTTACATACACTTTCAAATCTTCAAATATTGACACCTGAAGAGAATATGAAGAAATCGAATAAACATTGTGCCGATCACACAATTTAAAATGATCCGAAGTTCAACCACAGTAGCAACGATAATTTCAACATCGAACCACTCCGCAATTGCCGAGTTAAATTGTACGTTGATATTCCTTGTAAATGATTGGTGAGTTTTGTTATCAACAATTTATTTTCACTTTTTTAATTTATAAGGAATTAAACCATGGCTAAGGCAACATATAGCTCGATATCACAACGTACAACAGCATGGGCGGCTAAAGAAATGTTAGCTCATGCAGAACCCATCATTGTCCTTTCAAAGTTTTCAATGGCTAAACCTATGCCAAAGAACACAGCGGATAATGTTAAGTTTCGTCGCGCAGTACCATTCACAGTATCTACTACTCCATTAACTGAAGGTGTTACGCCTACAGCACATGCTATTGGTTATTCAGATGTATCTGTAACTTTAGCTCAATATGGTGGTGTTACTGAAATTACAGATAAAGTAGCTGACTTGGCAGAAGATCCAGTATTGAAAGATGCTGCGATGTTGTCAGGAGAGCAAGCGGCTGAGACCTTAGAGCAGCTTACATATGGAGTCGTCAAAGGCGGAACTAACGTCTTCTACGATACTGATGCACACGTAAGAAATACAGTAAACAGCGTTATCACTTTAGACCGTCAACGTAAAGTTGTTCGTTTCTTAAAAGCACAGCGCGGTCGTCCAATTACATCAATGCTTAATGCTTCTCCAAACTATGGAACATCTGCAATTGAAGGTGGTTACATTGCTTTTGCTCACACTGATGTTGAAGCAGATATTCGCAAGTTAGCTGGTTTTGTACCAGTAGCTGAATATGGTAGCCGTAGCCCACTATGTCCAGAAGAATGTGGTTCTGTAGAAGGTGTTCGTTACATCTTGTCTCCTCTGTTCGTTGCTTTTGCAAACGCTGGCGGAACAGCCTCTACAAATGGTGTTTACTCAACTGGTGGTACTCAGGCTGATGTTTACCCAATTATCTTTATGGCTAAAGAAGCTTTAGGAACTGTTGCCCTTAAAGGCTCAGGTGCAATCACTCCTACAATTCTTAATCCGGGAACACCAAGCAAAAGTGATCCACTTGGTCAGACTGGCTTTATAGGCTGGAAAACATATACGGCAAGCGTTCGTCTCAACGAGTCATGGTTGGTGCGCCTCGAATGTGCTGTAGATGATTTAACAGCTTAGTAAATAGTTCTTCATTCTAAGGATAGATTGAAGTATTCCAAGGATGGAAAAAACAGGGGAGGGTCGCTCGGCTCTCCCCACCTTTTTTTTTAGTAATTATGCCCCCTGAAAAATTGGGCGCAAGGAGCAAGTAACATGGCAGATTTTAACGTAAAAGATGCAAGCTACAACGATTTAAAAGAGTACGCGAAGCTTTACAACATCAGAATCATGGGTGTAAAAAAGGCAGATTTAAGACAAAACATTACAGAACATTTATTAGCCTCGGCAGTCGATGCTGAATTTGCCGCGCTTGACCTTGAGGTAGCAGAATTAGGAATAAGCCAGTCATTAATTAAGTCTAAGGGTATTCCTTCAGACAAGCCCTTAGAGGGCAAAGATGTGAGTGGTGCAAAACGAGTAAAAATAATTATTCATGAGTCAGCAGATCCAAATGCAGTTAATCCAGTGTTCGTTGGTGTTAACGGTAAAGGATACACAATAACACGCGGTCAAGAGGTTGATGTCCCCAACGGTGTTCTTGAAGTTTTAAACAATGCTCGTGAAACATTATATGAACGCAAGAAAGATGAATATGGCAAAGAATACTTGTCACCGAGAGAAGCCCTCTCATATCCGTTTTCAATATTGGGATAATAAATGAGTACATTTTTAGAGTTATGCCAAGACCTACGACAAGAAGCTGGTTTCACTGGTAGTGGGCCAACTTCCGTTATCAATCAAGCAGGACAATATGCAAAAATTGTAACGTGGGTAAACAGAGCATACCTAGAAATTTTAACTCAACGTGAGGATTGGGACTTTATGTGGGGAACAACAACCTTTAATACGGTTGCCTCACAAAATTATTATGTCAGCACAGATGATGTAGCCACTTGGGGAAATGCGGCTATCTATGATGCCTCACTAACAAAGACAGACGAGACTCCGATTGACTTCATACAGTATGTTGATTTCTTTGAGGAGTATCTAATAGGTGTTCCATTAACCGGACGACCTAAATATTTCACAATCAGGCCGGATGGTGCAGTACTTCTTTATCCTACTCCTGACAAAGTTTATACCTTCACTGCTAATTATTATAAGCAAGCGAAAAAGATGGTAGCTAACACTGAAGTTCCAAGTTTACCCTCTCAATATCACCCGTTAATTCTTTACAAAGCATTGGCACATTGCACTGCAAACACTGAAGATTTCAATACGTACCAATATGCTGAAAGACAGGTTGATTTAATTATGAATAAATTAGAACGCGATCAGTGTTGTGTCATAGATACTGCTGGGCCACTAGCTTAATATGGCAGTCAGAGCAAAATACTTTCAAGCAAGTGGTGGCTTAGATCTAGTCTCACCTGCAATATCTCTCAATGCTGGAGTAATGATTTCTTGTTTAAATTATGAGATCGGTGCATTCGGAGGTTACAAAAGAATTGATGGCTATGAACGGTTCGACGGCAGACCATCCCCTCATCTTGCTACTTATACCGATACTGGTGCTAAAGCTACTAATGATGCAGCCTATGCTCAGGCGGTAGAAGTTCGTCGAGCATTAATCACGGCTGTTCCCGGCAGCGGCCCAATACGCGGTGTTTATAAACACAGCGGAGTTGTTTACGCTTTTCGAGACAACGCAGCCGGAACAGCGGGAGTCATGTTTAAATCGACAGCCTCCGGATGGGCGATTGTCACGACACCTACTTTAGCTGCTGGTGGACGTTATGAGTTTGTCAGCTATAACTTTTCTGGTCACAGTGGCACGTATAAAATGTACGGGGCAAGTGGTGTCAATAAAGCTTTTGAGTTTGACGGCACAACTTATACGTCGATAACAACTGGCATGACGACAGATACGCCCAAGCATATTACTGCTCATAAAAAACATTTATTCTTATCTTTTGCAGGCGGCTCGGTTCAGCACTCTCCGATTGGTGATCCAACAGGTACATGGACACCTGTTACCGGCGCGGCTGAATTAGCAATTGGTGATGAGATATCTGGCTTTCAACCAGAGGCGGGCGATGTCCTCGCCATTTTTGCGGAACGTCAGATCTACATGCTTTATGGATCTAGTTCATCAGATTGGAACTTAAAGATATTTGGGGCTGATACAGGTGCAAAGCCCTATACGATTAGTGCTGCAATCAGCACACTGTTCTTATCTGAGCGCGGTATTACCGCCTTGGGCGCTACTCAAGACTACGGTGATTTTTCATCAAACACATTGACTCAAAAAATTGAACCATTAATCCAAGCAAAAAAAGAATTAGTAATTGCATCATGTCGCGTTAGAAACAAAAATCAATACAGATTGTTTTTCACTGATGGTACGGTGATATCGCTCACTTTTAACAACAATGTGTTGTCCGGTGTTGGTCGCTCTACCCTTGTAGACCCTGCCATTGTGGTCAGTGACTCAGAGGAAGCTATTTACTTTGGAACAGCCGATGGCT